ATAGCATCTTTTTCACCAGACAATGCTCCAGGCAAGACACTTAAAGTAGTTATTCAAGAAACCAATACTGGAAAAGATGTTGGATTTATTAAATTCGGATCTCCATTAATAAACTCAAAACCTAGAAATGATTGGTTAGGTTCAGTTCCAGATTTACCAACTTGGAACAAAAGAGTAATTATGGGATTTATTATAGTACCCACACAACCTTTTGGATTTAACTATCTTGGAGGAAAACTGATGGCTGCTATTTGTTGTTCACATGAATTGCGTGGAATGCTTGATAAAAAATACGATACAGAATTTTGTTTGTTTGAAACTACCTCACTATATGGTAATATTAAGGGTGCTTCAATGTATGATGGTATGCGGCCGTACTTAAAATATAAAGGTGATACAATGAGTAGTTTTCTCTTGACAATGGGTGAGGACATATATCCAGAACTAAGAAAATGGTTTGAAGAAAAAAATGACGGGCCGTTAGTGAAGAAAACTGCTTCCAGTAGAAAATTGAAAACCCAAACCAAGATGATAGGTATGGTCAAGGCATCTTTAAAGGAACATGACACTACCAAGTATAATGAATTTTGTGAGTGTATAAAAACTGCTACAGGTGTTACTACTCAGAAAAGATTTTACATGAGTGATTATGGATATGCAAATTCAAAAGATGTACTTACAGGAAAAACAGATACACTTGTAAAATCTGAAAGTTTTGAAAAATACAGTTTGGAAAACATTACCAAGTGGTGGAAAAAGAAAGCCACTAAAAGATATGAAAAAATAAAAACAGAAGGTAGGGACAGGCAAGTATTAGAATACTGGACTCCTGAATCTATTGACAAAATTGACATAATAAGATGAATTTATTTGAAAAAGCGAAACTATCCAAAACTGTTAGAGTACTGATGTACCCTAACATCACCTTTCAAAAAGATTTGAATAAAGATAGTTATATTAAAGTAGCTAGCAATCAAATAAAATTATTAAATGAAATTCGTAAAGATTTATGGTTTTACTGTATAGTTCCAAAACCTATTTCATTATTTGAATTTTCAAATGTTACTCAACTAACAATGGATATACCAACATATCCACAAGCAATGAGGTCACATTTTAATGTTCCTGACATACAAAAATTAATAGACCACAAGTATGATTTTGATTTAGTTATGAGTCATTTACCAGAACATACTCATGCTTTAAAAAATGTCATGTATAATATTACACACCATAGACCACCATTTTTTGGTTATTGTCATTGGTTTGATCTTGATGAAGTTGTATCTGGCCCAAAGGATACTTTTCTTCAAAATATATGGAATCTTTTAGAGTTTGATAGATGTTATTTAAATACTCAACAGCAAAAAAATATGGTCTTGAAACAAGCTAAAAGATATTTTAATGATACACAAATTAAAAAATTAGATGAAATATTAGTTCCTCAACTTTTAGGTGTTAATGAAGCTGATATTATTAATACACCAATGGGCTACAAGAAAATTATAGTTTTCAATCACAGACCAGATACCTATAAACATTTTAATCATTTTATATCACTAATGGATAAGTTATATGAAAAAAGAAAAGATTTTCAAGTATGGATTCCATTATTAGAAAAACCAAATAGAAAATATGTTTTTACAACAAAAGTTGAAGATGAGCAGTACAATCAAATATTAAAAACTTGCTGTGTGGGATATTCACCCAAACAAAAATATGGTGGATGGAGTGTAGCTACAACTGATGGTATGAGAAATGGTGTACCATATATAATGTATGATGGTGAGTATTACAGAGAACTTTGGAATGAAGGCCATTTTGTTTCTACTGATGTTGAGACTATAGATGCTTTTAATCAGTATCTAGATGATGTAGATTTTAGAAATACTCAATCTACTAGGGGGATTGAACATCTCAAAACTAATTTAATATATAAAGGTAAGATGATTGAAATGAGTGATTATATGGATTCTTTATTGTCTAGTGTTCGGACTGTAGGAGATACACCAGCCTTACAAGGGATAATTGATTTTATTAAACGTAAGAAAAAAATAACCAAAGCCGATATTATGAAATGGGAAACAAAGTGGGGCAGGGGATTGCCTTGGACTCAATATCGTAGAGCTTTATTGGATCATCCAAACATTTATGATTCTATGACAGAATTTCCAACGTATTGTTGGAAGTGATAAATAGTAATATGTACAAACCATTACCAGATTCAGTAGAAATTAAAAATTCCCCAATTCATGGAGTGGGGCTATTTGCGAAAACACCTATTAAAAAAGGAATCCATTTAGGTATTTCTCATGTGTTTGCTCCAGGCTTTAAAGGAGATCATATTCGTACACCAGTAGGTGGATTTATCAATCATAGCGAAGAGCCTAATTGTCATAAAATTGAATCACCAGAAGAGTCAGTAATTACTTATTATTCTCTAGTTACCAGTAGGGACATAGAAAAAGATGAAGAATTAACCCTTACTTACACACTATATAATGTATGAATTGAAAGAATATCTGAAGGCCATCAATCAATCTAAAGAACAATTGATGGACTCAGATGATGAGATGTGGGAGAAGAAATATTCCCCATATATAATAAATCGTTGTATTTACCCCTTTACAGACACTATCCTATTAGTAAATGAAATGAATATTTACAATGGGTTAGATAACAAACTCCAGTTTCAATTTCTCCTAAATAGTATTAGATCAAGGAAAAGATTTGCTCCTTGGCTTAAAACTTCTAAAATTAATAATTTAGAAACTATTAAAGAATATTTTGGATATAGTGATCAGAGAGCAAAAGAAGTTCTGAATGTTCTCACGGATGAGGATATATCCTATATGAAAACGAAATTAGATAAAGGTGGAAAATGACTGAAGATTTAAATTGGACATCATCTGATATGTTAGAAGTGACCCTGAAGGAGCCTGATGATTTTTTAAAGGTTAGGGAAACTCTATCACGAATTGGTGTAGCATCTCGCAGAGAAAAGAAGTTGTGGCAGTCTTGTCATCTACTTCATAAGAAAGGCAAATATTACATTGTCCATTTTAAAGAACTTTTTGTATTAGATGGAAAGAAATCAAGCCTTACAGAAAATGATATAGAGCGAAGGAATACTATCGCTGGTTTACTAGGTGATTGGGGTTTAGTTGGTTTAGTAAGTGAAGCAGAACCTAAAGCTCCATTGAGTCAAATTAAAGTTTTATCATTTTCAGAAAAGAGTGATTGGATACTTGAACAAAAATATAATATAGGTAAAAAGAAAGATGAGTGATATTCGCTTGGTTAAGTTAAAATCTGGCGAGGAAATTATAGGTGATGTAACAGTTATTAGTAATGATGTTATTATATCTAATCCTTGCCAATTAATGCCTACCGAACAAGGTATAGGATTTGCGCCTTGGCCCCCCTTCTCAAAAAATGACAACGTAACAGTTAAAATGGATTGGGTTATTTGTATAACCGATCCTGTAGATGCAGCCAGAGATGCATGGAATCAGAAATTTGGCTCTGGAATTATACTTCCTAACGTACAGTTAAACGGATAAATAAAACTTGACATTTTCGTTTGGCTGTAGTATAATAGATATATTATGGATTATTACACAAATGTAGTTAGCTACGGCAATAGTATTCTTATTCGTGGAGTTCAAAACGGAGAACGAATAACTGCCCGCAATAAATATCAACCTACTCTTTTTGTACCAGTACAAAAGGAAACCCCATACAAAACTCTTGATGGTAGGAGTCTCGCTCCTGTCAAACAGGAATCCATCAAGCAATCAAAAGAATTCGCCTCCCAATATTCCGAACAACAAAATTTAATCTATGGCATGACTCGCTATAATTTCCAGTATATTTCTGATACTTGGAGGAGTGATATTAGCTGGAAGATGGATGATATTTTAGTTGTGACTATTGATATTGAGGTAGCCTCTGAGAATGGATTTCCTAAAGTGGAAGATTCTATAGAGGAACTACTTTCCATTACAATTAAGAATCATCAATCAAAACAAATAGTGGTATTTGGTGTAGGAGATTATACCAATAGTAGAGAAGATGTCCATTATGTCAAATGTGTTTCTGAAGATGAATTGTTAGAGAAATTCCTTAAATTTTGGGAAACTCATAAGCCAGATGTTATTACAGGATGGAACTCTAAATTTTATGACTTGCCTTATATAGTACATCGTATCAAATATCGGTTAGGTGAAAAAGAAGTTAAGCGTTTATCTGTTTGGAAAACGGTATTTAAAGATAGTGTGTACATTCAAGGTAAGGAACATATTTGTTATAATGTATTTGGTTTGGAACAGTTAGACTATCTTGACTTATATAAGAAGTTTACATACTCAGCTCAAGAGAGTTATCGATTAGACCATATAGCATTTGTTGAATTGGGTGAACGTAAAGACCCAAACCCATACGATACATTTCGTGAGTGGTACACCAAAGATTTTCAATCATTCATTGATTATAATATTCAAGATGTGGAGATAGTAGATAGACTTGAAGATAAGATGAAATTGATTGATTTGATCTTGACTATGGCCTATAGTGCAAAATGTAATTATACAGATGTGTTTTCTCAAGTAAGAATGTGGGATGTAATTATCTATAATTATTTAAGAGATAGAAACATACAGATTCCCCAAATCGTTAGAAGTGATAAAAGTGATATGTTTTCTGGTGCTTATGTTAAGGAACCACAAGTAGGACTTCATAAGTGGGTTGTTAGTTTTGACTTGAACTCATTGTATCCACATTTGATCATGAACTACAATATCTCCCCTGAGACTATCAAGGGGATGCATAGGACGGTGCCTACTGTTGATAAGATGTTATCACAAGAGTTTGATACCTCTTTTCTCATAGAAAATAAACAAACAATAACTCCAAATGGTGCATTGTTTGATTGTACCAAATATGGTTTTCTTCCTGAGATGTTGTTAGAGATGTACAATGAACGTAAAGAAATTAAGAAGTTGATGCTCAAAGCCGAACAAGAATATGAGGATACTAAACATCCACAACTTTTAAATCTCATATCACGTTACAAGAACAAACAGATGGCACTCAAGATTGCACTTAACTCTGCATATGGTGCAATCGGAAATCAGTATTTTAGATTTTATGATATTCGTATTGCAGAGGCTGTAACTTATAGTGGTCAGCTTTCCATTCGGTGGATAGAGATTGCATTGAATAAGTATTTAAATGAGTTGATGAAAACTGATGATGTAGATTATGTACTTGCTTCCGATACCGATTCTGTTTATCTTACATTTGAATCTCTGGTAGAAAAATTACAACCAAAAAACCCTGTTAAGTTTCTAGATAAAATTTGTACTGATACGATAGAACCTTTCATAAATCAGAAGTATCAAGAACTTGCAGACTATACAAATGCATACGAGCAGAAGATGGTAATGAGTCGTGAGGTTATTGCAGACAAGGGTATCTGGACTGCAAAGAAACGATACATTCTGAATGTTCATAACTCAGAAGGTGTTCAGTATGCAGAGCCCAAACTCAAGATGATGGGTATCGAAGCAGTCAAGTCATCAACTCCACAAGTATGTAGAGATAAAATTAAAGATGCTTTACAATTAATCATTAGTGGAACAGAGGAAGAACTCAATACATTCATACAGGATTTTCGTAAGGAATGGTTAGGGCTTAAACCTAAGATGATTGCATTTCCAAGATCATGTAATGGCTTAAAGAAGTGGTCATCAAGTAATGGTATTTTCAAGAAGGGTTGTCCAATGCACGTTAAGGGAGCTCTACTTTATAACTACCAACTCAAGGATAAGAAATTAGATAAGAAGTATCCTGAGATTATGGAGGGGGAAAAGATTAAGTTTGTTTATTTGAAAAACCCCAATCCATTCCAGACAAATGTATTTACTTTTCTTACAGAGTGTCCTACGGAATTGGATGTGCAAAAGTATGTTGATTATGAAAAACAATTTGAGAAGTCGTTTGTTGATCCATTGCTGTTTATTACAAACTCAAT